CTGGGGATGAAGTCGCTGCCAGTCTGGGGGCAGCGATGACCCCCGTCAAGCCGGTAGCCGACCTGACGCCGGATGAGCTGCGCGGGGAGATTGCCGAGCGGCTGGGCTGGGACGCAGCGACGGCGCCCGATTGGCCAAACGACACGAGCGCGGCCTACGCGCTGGTGGTAGGGCTGCTGCGCGTGCCGTCCCGCTATGCCACTCTCACGGCCTTCATCGACGGCGCGGAGTTCGTGTGCCGCGCCGCCATCCACGATTTTGCACAAGACGCGGATTGGCGCAGCCAGGCCAGCACGGCGGCGCTGGCGCTCTCACGGGTCGCGCTGGACATGCTGCGCGACCCGAAGGGGAAGAAGAGATGAGCGGCAGGCTCCTCGACGAGGACGGCGTCCCTGTTGCGGCGGATGGCACCCCCGACATGGAAGCGGACGAGTGGAATGCCTATCTCAGCGCGGCGTGGTGGCAGGTGGTCGAGCAGCTTAACGCCGCGCGCCGACCGGTCCACATCATCAATCTGGATTCTCGCCGCGACGGAATTACATCGTTTCTGGCCCTGGTGGGTCTGATGGCGCTCGTGTGGATCACGTGCCTGCTGCTCTACGCGGGCGGGCTGTGGATCGCCGGGCTGTTGTAGTAGATCATGCAATGGGATCGGGCCTGCATATGCACGCAGGCCCGATGATCTCTCGCGAGGAAGTGGCCGATGAAGACTCTACAGAAGTGGCGCGCTTTTCTGCTCTTGCTCGCGCTCCTGTTCGCTGCTGCGCCCGCCCGCGCCCAGGACGACCCGCGCGGCTGGCTGCTCGTGCCGGATATCTGGCTCTCGACGAGTATCGATCCGCTCCCGATTGTGGACCGCGTCTACGACATGGCCGCCATCGGCCAGGGCGTCGGGCACCTGGAGGGCACGGCGTGGGTCACCGACGGCTGGGCGCGGATTGTGCTGGCGGCGCACTCGACCGGCGCGTTCGCGCGCTTGAACGAGCTTGAAGTAGGCGCATGGGTGTTCGTGGCGGATTATCCGCATAGCACGGTTCTGGAAGGCTACCGCGTGACACTCATCACCGTGACGGCGCCGGACGACGTGCGCTGGCTGCAGCCGACCGAACGCGAGACGCTGACGCTGATCACGTGCGCCAGCGATGAGACGCGCCTGATCGTCCACGCCGAGCGCGCGTGGTAGCCGCGCGCGACGAAGAGAGACTTGATGACCAACGGACATGTTCCTCAAGCCGTGGATCGCGCCCGCGACCTGCTGGGCCAGCTGCTGGCCGGCGCGATCCAGGATGAGCCGGACTGGGATGACTATGGGCGCTGGGGGGCCGCGCTGCGGCCCGTGTGGACCTCCTACACGACCCAGGGGCCGCGCGCCGCGCAGACGGCCTACGAGGCGCTGGCGCGCTTCGAGCCGGCGCTGCTGTATCTGACGACGGGTGACGAGCAGCTTTATCCCGCGTCCCTGACGCCGGACGAGCCGCTGCTGCGCGACCTGGACCGCTACCCGACCACCGACGCCGGGCAGGCAGAAGTGATCACCCTGCTGTACGACGGCCAGCTGTGTTATGTACCGGGCCTGGGGTGGCTCATCTGGACGGGCGGGCGCTGGAAGCGGGATGACCGCGACGCCGTGATGCAGTACGCGCTGGTCGCGGCGCGCCTCAAGCAGCGCGCCGTGCTGGAGCGGGCGCTGCCAGCAGGCGATAAGGATGCCGAAAAGGCGTGGACGGCCGACATCCGCTGGGCCAAGCGCGCCGAGGACCTCCGGCGCATGGAGGCGGCGCTCAAGACCGCCCAGACCATGCCCGCGATGGCGGTCAAGGCCGACCAGCTTGACGCGCTCGATCACCTGCTCGGCGCCGCCAATGGCGTGCTGGACCTGCGATCCGGCCAGCTGCGGCCCGGCGCGCCGGCCGACCTGATGACGCAGCGCACGAGCGTCCCCTACTACGCGGCGGCCCGCGCGCCGCGCTGGGAGCGCTTTTTGCAGGAGGTGTTCAACGGCGACGCCGACCTGATCGCCTACATCCAGCGCGCGGCGGGATATTCGCTGACCGGCGAAACCCGTGAGCAGTGCTTTTTCCAGTGCTACGGGACGGGCGCCAACGGCAAATCGACGCTGCTGCAAATCCTGCGCGATCTGGCCGGAGACTACGCCAAAGAGACGCCGTTCACGACGTTTGAGCTGAGCCGGCAGGGGAATGCGACCTACGACCTGGCCGAGCTGCGCGGCGCGCGGCTGGTGCTCAGCAGCGAGACGAGCGACACCGCCCGGCTCAACGAGGCGCGCATCAAGGCCGTCACCGGCGGCGATACGGTCACGGCGAGGTTTCTCTACCAGAGCAACTTCACCTACACGCCGCGCTTCAAGCTGTGGTTCGCCAGCAACCACAAGCCGGCCATCCGTGGCACGGACATCGGCATCTGGCGGCGTGTGCGGCTGATCCCGTTCACCGTGAGCTTCAAAAACCGGGCCGACAAGGACCTGATCCAGGAGCTGCGCGCCGAGCTGCCCGGCATCCTGGCCTGGGCTGTGCGCGGCGCGATGGCCTGGTACCGTGACGGCCTGGGCGAGCCGTGGTCAGTGCTGGCGGCCACCGAGGACTACCGCGCTGAAAGCGATCTGTTCGGGCATTTCTTCACCGATTGCACGCTCGAAGGGCCTGACCTGGTGATCGAGTCCGCCGCGCTGTACCGCGCCTATCAGGCCTGGTGCGCCGACAGCGGCCTCAACCCGATGAATCGCGTGAAGTTCGGCCAGCGCCTGGTCGAGCGCGGCTATGAATTTGTGCTGCAGGGCAAGGGCCGCAAGCGCGCCTACCGGGGCCTGGGCCTGCTGGACGATGCGCGCCAGGCGCCGCCGCCCGCTGCTCGACCAGATGAGCCGGACGAGCCAGCTCAGATCAATCTAGCGGGGTTCTAATGTTGCACTCAGGAAACTTGAGCCTGTTCTTATCAAGATTTCCCGTAAGGGTGATCGCGAGTGATCGCAGGGTGATCGCGAGTGATCGTGACCTTTGTCGCCATTTCTTCTCTCAAATGATCGCGGTGATCGCAGTGATCGCGTTTTTGCATAAACCCCCTTCGCGTGCGCAGGACGTAGGGACTTTATACGTAAAACGCGATCACCTGCGATCACCCCTGTTTTTGAGGGGAAAAACACCCCAAAGTCACGATCACCCTGCGATCACCTGCGATCACCTTGGAGGAGGGACATGATTGACCAATCGAGCATTGACTTGCTGGCACTGGCGGGCCAATACGTGACGCTAAAAAAAACGGGCGCGACGGCTGGCGGCGAATTCGCCGGGCCGTGCCCGCTGTGCGGCGGGGTGGATCGGTTCCGCGTCTGGCCGCAGCGCCCCGGCGGGGCGCGCTGGTGGTGCCGGCGCTGCGACCAGCGCGGGGACGCGATTGACCTGGTGCGTGCGGTGGAGGGGGTGGACTTCTTCGAGGCGTGCCAGCTGCTGGACCTGGAAGGTCAGCTTCCGCCGCGCCCCATCGGCCCTGGCGGAGCGCGCGCCCCGCAGCCATCCCCGATGCCCCGCCTGATCGACCATCACTGGGCCGCGCTGGACGATCCGGGCTGGCAGGCGGGAGCGCTGCGCTTCGTGGACGCCTGCTGCACGCAGCTGGATCGGCACGGCGCGCGGGTGTGGTCGTACCTGACCGGGCGCGGGCTGTCGGAAGCGATCATCCGCCTGGCGTGCCTGGGTTACAACCCGCAGCCGTATCGCGGACGCTGGGGCGAGACCGACGTCTATCTGCCGGCCGGGATTGTCATCCCCTGGATAGCGTCCGACGAGGTGATCTGGAAGGTCCGCGTGCGCACGCGCTCGAACGATCCGGGGCAAAAATACGCCCAGGCGCGCGGCAGCGCCAACGGGCTGTACAGCGTTGTGCCGCCCCGCGACGACGTGCTGCTGGTCGAGGGTGAGTTCGACGCGCTGGCCGCCCAATCCGCGCTGGGGCCGCTGGTCGTCGAGGCGAAGGCCACCGGCGGCGTCACCCAGGCCCGCCTGGCTGAGCACGTCGCGACACTCAGCCAGGCCCGCACGCTGTGGCTCGCCTTCGATGATGACGAGGCGGGGCATTCGGCCGCGCGCTGGTGGCAGGGCGTGTTCCCGGACGCGATCCGGCGCGCGCCGGCGCGCCACGACGTGAATGACATGGTCCGCGCGGGCGATGACCTGGCCGCGTGGATGGGATTGGCGAGGCGGTGAAGGGATGGGCAAAAAGCCACGTCGCACCCCCTTGCAACGACGTCTCGTTACGGGCGTTGGGCGCGGCCCCGGGCCGTCTCTCGACAAGCTGCCGCCTATCCAGGCGGGAAGCGCCGCGATTATCCCCGGCGTGGAGCCTCTGATCCGTAACTACACCATGGGCAGGCTGCTCATCCTGGTCGGATTTGATCCCGCTGTTGGCTGGCATCTCAGCATCAGCCATCCATCACGGTATCCCTCATGGGATGAGATTAAAAAAGCCCGCTACGAGCTTTTGCCAAGCGATCTCACGTTCGGGCTTATCCTGCCTCCGGAGGGAGAGTACGTCAACATCCACCCGTTTTGTTTCCATCTGTACGAAATCACAGCAAGGGGGGAAAGATGAGCATCCTCGAAGACGCCGTAATCGACTACCTGGAGGAGCGCGCCGCGCTGCGCGCCTTTGTCGCCGCGCTGCTTGCCGCGCCGCTGTCCGACCGCGAGCTGATCGCGATGCTGATGTGGCTTGAGGGGCACAGCCTCGAAGCGACAGGCCGGGTGATGCCACAAGCGTACCGCGACGGCAACGGCGTGAGCCGCCAGAATGTGGCCCAGGCGCGCGCCAGCGCCAAACGGAAGCTTATCGCGCGCGGGGCGCCGATCGCGTCGCTCGAATTTGACACGCGCTACTCACAGGAAGTCACGTATGGGCGCAAGTGGTGTCCGAAGTGCGGGCGCAAGCTGCCGGTGCGCGATTTTCATCGTAATCGACACGCGCCGTCCGGCTGGCACTGGTACTGCCGCGCCTGTACCGAAGAAATGAAGAGGGACGAGCGCGCGCTGCGCCGGAAGGGGAGCGCGGCCCCATGACCCAGCTCTCGCTCTTCGACCAGCCGCCCGCCGCCGGCGTGACTTACGCCGTCGTGTGCCGGCTCACCGGCGACATCGTGGCGGTGTACCCGCAGCGCAGCCAGGCGCAGGAGCGCTGCGACCGGGCCAACGCCAAGTTCGGACGCATCGCGCGGCGCGATCCGGATGTGGACCCGCGCTGGTGCATCATCCCCGAGGCGCTGCGCGGCGAGTTCCGGTACGTCGTGGAAGAGATTCGGACAAGCGAGGAAGGCGGTGAGGCGTGAACAAAGACGAGGCGGATCGCGATCTGGCGCAGACGGACGTTCCGCTTGACTGCCCGACCTGCGGCAGCGCGAACCTGTGGTACTGGGACGGGTACTGGCGCTGCAACGGCTGCGGCCAGGAATGGCCGGATCAGGACGGTGAGGAATGAGCACCCCATCCTGCCCCTACTGCGGGGGCGCCAACATCGTCTACGAGGGCGTTGATGACGGGCTAGGACCTTACGGTGACTGCATTGGTGACGTGTACACCTGCTGTGACTGCGACCTCTCTTTCGAGGGGCACTTGATTCCCTACAGCGACCTTGAGGACGAGGATGGCGAGGAGTGAAGCATGGCGCTAGGCAGGCGACAGCAGGAGATGCTTAGCTGGTACGCGGACTTGCTCAAGCGCAATCCGGGCGTGATCAAGCTGCGTGTCTCCGTGGGCCGCTTCCAGTATTTCACGCGCGAGAGGGGCGGTGGCAGTGGCTATCCGATTTTCGTGGCGGCGCTTGAGTGCTACGGGGATGAATCTCCCGCCGTTTTCCGCCGGAACTGGTTGGCAACGTGCCAGTACGAATACACCGTGGAGACGAAGCTGCAAGAGGTGAGCAATTACTTCGCAGGGCAGGAATGCGACATGGATCGCGTGGAGACAAGAGGACTATGACCCACCTAGCCTACACGGGCGAGTATCCTGGCGACTGGGAGCATATCCGCTGGCAGGTGTACGCGCGCGCGGGCTGGCGCTGCGAGCACTGCGGGATGGCGTTCGAGCCGGGCACGACGCGGGCTATCAGCGCGACCCGCGTCACCGGCGAGCCGATGATCCTGACGGTTCACCACCTGAACGGGGATAAAAGCGACAACCGGCATGAGAACTTGATTTCCGCGTGCCAGCGGTGCCACCTGCACATACAGGCCGTCTGGAAGCCTGGCGGCGTGCTGCCCGCACACTGGGAGCAGCCGCCTATGTGGATCTCCAAGCGCGGGCTGCCCTATGTCCCGAACGGCCAACTGGCGCTCTTCGAGGACGGCGAGATATGACCGCGCGGCAGGCGTTGCAGAGCAGCAAGAGCACCGAGTGGTACACGCCGCCGCACATCATCGCCGCCGCGCGCCAGGTCCTCGGCGTGATTGGCCTTGACCCGGCGAGCTGCGCGGCGGCGAACGAGATTGTCGGCGCTGAGCGCATCCTGACGATAGCCGATGACGGCCTGGTCCATCGCTGTGTGTCGAGCAGCGTGTTCCTCAACCCACCGTATGGCCGGCAGACGGCGCGCTGGGTGGCGCATCTGCGCCAGGCGTACGCATCGGGCGACACGTATGAGGCGATCCTGCTGGTCAACGCCGTGCCGGGGCGGCGGTGGTTTTATCCGCTGTGGGACTATCCGATCTGTTTCGCGCGCGAGCGCATCTGCTTCATCGACCCGGCCACGATGCAGCCGCGCCCGGACCCCACGCATGACAATGCCTTCGTCTACTTCGGGCCGGCCCCGGATCGCTTCCAGGCCGTGTTCGAAGGACTTGGCACGGTCGTCGAGCGCCGGCAGGCAACGAGCGCACTGCTGCGCGCGCTAGGGAGGGAATAAGAGCCATGTCTGAGCATCCCAAACATCACTGGACCATCGTCGAGGGCGACGCTCCCGTTCCCGCGGCGTCGCGACGCAACATCCATGTCGCGCTCTGGGAAGACCTCCTGCTGCGCCTGGAAGTGACGCCCGCACACCGGGGATTGCACATCACGTGCAAGGACGGCGAGGAGACCTGGAACCTGGCGCAGGCGCTCCGCAAGCACGCCCGCAAGCTGCCTCCCGGCTCGGTCCTGATCGTCCAGGACGCCAGCGCCTGCACGGTGTCCGTCGCGCGCGGCCCGAACTGGTCGAAGCGCGAGGCGGGCGCGCTCGCGCACATCCCGGCGCATCCGCTCGACCTGACCGGGCACAACGAGCGCCAGCGCGCCAACGGCAAGCCGCGCGGCAAGCCGGGCCGCCCGCGCAAAGTCCGTGAGACCAACTAGCCACAGGGGGGACACGCCATGACTGACAAACCATCGCTTGACGTCAAAGCCCTCCGCCTCACCGCGCGCCGCGACTGGGAGAAGGCAACGCGCCAGCGGATGCGCTTCACCGACCGCGCCGGGGAATCGATCCCCTGGTGGCTGATCATCGTAGCGGGCGTGTTCTTCCTGCTCTCCATCCCGCACACCATCGACGTGTTCAATATCATTACGCCGCGCGTCGGCTACGTCGCGCCGTTCGGCGTCGAGTTCGGACTGCTCTACGCGGCGTTTCGCCGCCGGCAGCTGCACCGCGTGTCCTGGCAGCTGCTCACTCTGGAATTGTTGCTGTTTGTCACGTCCGTCATCGTCAACGGAGCCGGCAGCCTCCAGGCCGTCATCGCGGCCACCAGCGACGTGCAGGGCAAGTCCTTCGAAGTGCTGATCGGCGACTACCGCGCGCTGCCCGTGATCAGCCAGGTCGCGCTCCTGCTCGTGCCGGTGGCGGCTCTGATCATCCCGATCGGCACCACGGTCGCCGGGGATGGCCTGGCGTCGCTGTTCCTCGAAGGGCGCGGGTCGGGCAACTGGCTGGAGGCACGCTGGAAAGACGAGCAAGGGATGGTCGAGTTCGAGGCCTTGCGCGACGCGGCGCTGCAGGCCGGCTACACCCCTACGCAGGCCGCGCGGTGGGCGGAGCAGATCGCCTATGCGGGCGCTGCGTCCACAACTGTCCATGCGTGGACGCGTCCACAACTGTCCATGCCCGCCGAAAGTGAACAGTCAGTGGATGAATTCAATGAACAGACTGGACAGCGTGGACAGTTCGGCAATTCATCCAGTGGATACACCAAGCAGATGGACGCTCGATCAGTGATTCGCGCGTACCTGGCACGGCACCCCGAGATGCGCACCGCCTCCTTGAATCAGATTGTGGACAACATTCGGCAGGAGACGGGCGTCAAGGTAGGACGGTCGAGCGTCCACAATGTGCTGCATGAGCCGGTCGCATTCAGCGACAATGGACACGAGAGATGACGGATTTGGCGGACTGCTGCGATCAACGCCAACAAAGGGAACGATCCATGTCGAGAAAGCTCAAGCGCGACGAGGCGCTGCAGGCGATCTGCCGTTACGCAGAGGCCGCCGGCGGCGCGAAGCCTAGCACGCGCCAGCTGGCCGCGCTGCTGAAGGTCAGCCACGCGCGGGCACGGGCGCTGCTCGACGAGCTGGAAGACGAGGGCCGCATCACGCGCGTGGATGGCGGCCGCATCCAGGTTGTCGGGGAGCGCTGGGAAATCTGACCGTGCACAAGTGTGCATTCTATCGCCGTCGCCTTTGTGCTACGCTAAGGGTGTCCCCCGTAGATGGTATCCCGGGCCGCCTTCGCGCCGCGGCGGGGCGGTTCCGGGGCGGGGAGACCTGATACTTAGCACCCTTTTGATTTGCGGGCGGGGCCGGAAGCCAGAATGAATGGCTTTCCATCGCCGCCATTTTGGGAGAGTGAAACCGGCATAACCTCTCCCCTTCCTTTGATTTTTTTGCAGGCCCGATCGTGGGGCCAGATGCAAAAAAGGCACGCTGGCAGGAAGCGCCACCCAGGGGAGTAAAAGCCAGCATAAGGCTCCCCACTCGCCAGGCTGATCACCCGGCGGGCAGTGCGAAATGGCCCCCTCGCGGGCCTCAAGTACAAGCGGCGAGGCGCTTTGCGTCTTGCCGTTTTTTGTTGAGGCGCCTGTGGTCGCAGTGATATTGTTCTTCTTGGCCCATCCGCTCTTGCTTGTGATCATGGCGATGAGCGCCGTCTGCACGCTGATCGTCCTCAGTACACTGGCCGCCGTGCCAGAGAGTGACGACGCATGAGCGTGCCGGGGAAGCCAGGCCGGCCTAACACCGGCTGGGAACCGAAATTTCTCGACGCGTTGCGCGATATGGGCAATATCACGCGCGCGGCGCGAAAGGCGAAGGTCTCGCGCTGGCAGGTCTACCGCAAAAAGCAGGAAGACAAGGGGTTCGCGGCGTCAATGGACGAGGCGATCCAGGTTGCCATCATGACCATGGAGGCTGAGGCCTACCGCCGTGCGGTCGAGGGCACGCTGAAGCCGGTCTTCCAGGGCGGCGCGCGGGTGGGGCTGGTCCGCGAGTATAGCGACACACTGTTGATCTTCTTGCTCAAGGCACACAAGCCGCAGATGTATCGCGAGAATGTCGATCCAGTGCAGAACACGACAACAGCCCCGCCGGTGACGATCAGCGCGGATCTCATCGCGCCCCTGTTCGTCAACGCGCACCGCGACGTCCAGGCGCACCGCCACACCGAGTACGTCTTCCACGGCGGGCGCGGTAGCACCAAATCGAGCTTCATCTCGCTCGAATTTGTGGCGCTGCTCGTGAGCAACCCGGACGTACACGGGCTGGTCATGCGCCAGGTCAAGGATACGCTGCGTCATAGCGTGTATGCGCAGCTCGTGTGGGCCATCGCCGTGCTGGGCCTGACCGACCGCTTCAAGTGCACGGTCAGCCCGCTGGAGATTACCTATCGGCCGACCGGGCAGACGATCTACTTCCGGGGCGCCGACGAGCCGGGGAAGATCAAGAGCATCAAGCCGCCGTTTGGCTACATCGGCTTACTGTGGTTCGAGGAACTCGACCAGTTTTACGGCCCCGAGGCGGTGCGCAATATCGAGCAGTCGGCCATTCGCGGCGGCGACCTGGCCTGGATCTTCAAGAGCTTCAACCCGCCGCAGTCGGCGGCGAGCTGGGCCAACAAGTACGTGCAGGTGCCGAAGGCTAGCCAGCTTCTGCACCGCTCCACGTACCTCGACGTGCCGCCCGAATGGCTGGGGCAGGTATTTCTCGATGAGGCGGAGCACCTCAAAGAGGTCAATCCGATCGCCTACGAGCACGAGTACCTCGGCGTGGCGAATGGCACCGGCGGCCTGGTCTTCGGTAACCTCCAGCTGCGCGCCATCGCCGACGCCGAGATCACGCAGTTCGATCAGATCAGGCAAGGCGTAGACTGGGGCTACTTCCCCGACCCCTTCGCCTGGAACAAATGCCACTACGACGCCGCGCGGATGACGCTCTATATTTTCGACGAGCTGCGGCTATTTAAGGCGGGCAATGAGGACGCCGCGCGCGCGCTGAAGCAGAAGGGCGTCACGCCCGCCGACCTCCTGATCTGCGACAGCGCCGAGCCGAAGAGCATTGCCGACTTTATCGCGCTGGGCCTCTCCGCGCGCGGCGCTGAAAAGGGGGCAGATTCGGTGCCGTACAGCATGAAGTGGCTGCAGCGGCTGCGCGCAATTGTGATTGACCCGGCGCGCTGCCCGCACACGGCCCAGGAGTTCGCCGATTACGAGCTGGAGCGGGACAAAGAAGGGAACTTCATCAGCCAGTACCCCGACCAAAACAACCACCATATCGATGCAACCCGCTACGCGCTCAACCTCATTTGGCGGCGGAAGGGGCAGTGATGAGACGGCGGCGGTGGCTGCGCACCCTACGAGCAGGCAGCGCGCTGCGCGCGCCGATCTACGGCGCGCGGTGGGTAAAAGGCAGCAGCCCGGCGCTGGAGCGCATGGGCGACGCGATTGGCCTGGTGGCTGAGGCGGGCGTGTCTGGCGGCCCGCCCGTGCGCAACGACTTCGACAGCCTGCCGATCTGGGGCGAGATGGTCGAGGTCGTAGACGCGGCTGGCAATCGGTTTGTCCGTGTTCCTAGGTGCTATATCCGCGAAACGGACAGCGCGACGGAACACACGTTCGAGGTCTCGAGCCGCCCGTTTCCGGGTGCGCAGTTGCCATGGTGCTTCTGGGACTTCGCGAACAGCCGGCCGCTGGACTACATCGACGTCGGGAAATATCCCGCGTCGCTCGATCCGGGCAACAAGCTCGCCTCGAAGCCCGGCGTCTACCCACTCATCAACGTCAATATCGTCAATGCGCGCACCTACGCGCGCAACAACGGCACCGGTTACCAGCAACTCGACATTCACGTGCAGCGCCTGCTGCAAGTCCTGTTTTACATCGAGTTCGCGACGCTCGACGCGCAAGCAATCATGGCCGGGTTCTCGGCCGGCCAGTGGAGCGATGCGCATCGCGCGGTCGTTGCGGAGTCCAATACCAACCGGGTTATCCTGCCGAACGCGCAGGTGGACGCCTACCTGATAGGGCAGCACATCGGGATCGGGACCTCGGTTGGCGGCAATCAGGTTTTTTACGGGCGCGAAATCCTGGACATCCAAGTCTACGACGCCAACAACAAGGCACTGATCTTCAGCGGCGCGCCGGTCAGCGTCGCCATCGACAATCGCGTTTACAACGTAAGCTGGCTCAACGACTTCTCCGGCTGGATCGATGCGTCGAGCGGCAGCCTCGTCTCAAACACCACTGGCAAGTGGCCGATGATGTACCGAGGGATCGAAAACTGGTACGGCGGGCTGTGGTGGTGGGTGGACGGCGTCAATATCCTGGATTGGCGAGCCTGGGTCTGCTACAACGCGGACGATTACACCAGCAACCTGTTCGCCGATCCGTACCTGCCGCTGGCCTACACCAACTCGAACGCGAATGGCTATGCAGCCGACATGGGGTTCGATCCGATCAATCCCGCCGCGCAGTTCCCGGTGGCTGTTTCAGGATCGCACATCGGCTACCGAGATTACTACTATCAGGCATCCGGTGTGCGCGCTGCCCTTGTTGGCGGGTTCCTGGACAATGGCGTGTACGCTGGTCCGTCGTGCTGGTACTTGGGCAGCGCGGCGTCGGGCGCGGGCGCGGTCATTGGGGCGCGGCTTCTTAAAAAACCCTTGCTCTAAGGGGGGTCCGGGGGATCACCCCCGGCGGTGAGTGTCAATGCAGCAAACGGGGTACGAGATGCGCGCTGCCCTTGTTGGCGGGATCCTGAACAATGGCGTGAACGCTGGTCCGTCGTACTGGAACTTGAACAACACGGCGTCGAACGCGAACGCGAACATTGGGGCGCAGACTCTTATTAGTGTACTGGAATTGCATCTCGTAATCCGCACCGCTTGGTGGAAATAAAGGCCGTTAAAGGCAGGGGCTAGTAGGGCACTCGAAAACTCCTGAGGCTAATAAGAAGCGATGAAACGAGTCGGGCATCTCTACGAAAAAATCTGCGGACTGGAGAACATCAAGCTCGCGATTATGAAAGCGTCGCTGGGGAAACGAAAGCAGTCCGCCGTTAGGCGGATCCTCAATCAGCAGGACCTTTACGCCGCGCGGGTTCGCGAGATGCTGATCACCAAGAGCTATGTCCCCTCGCCGTATAGCGTAATGACGGTCAAGGACGGGCCGGCCCAGAAGGAGCGGACGATCAGCAAGCCGAAATTTTATCCTGACCAGGTGATTCACTGGTCGCTGATGCTCCAGCTCCAGCCGGCGATCATGCGCGGGATGTACGAATACACGTGTGGATCAGTGCCCGGTCGCGGGACGAGCTACGGGCAAAAGGCGCTGCGGCGCTGGCTGGACGGCGACTACAAGGGTACGAAGTATTGTCTTAAGCTCGACGTGTCCAAGTTCTACCCGAGCGTGGACCTGGCCCTGCTAAAAGGCATGTTCAGGCGCGTGATCAAGGACCAGGATTGTTTGTGGCTGATCGACGCGATTCTGGACAGCAGCGAGCCGGGATTGCCCATCGGCAACTACACGTCGCAGTGGTTCAGCAATTTTTTCTTGCAGGGCCTGGATCATTATATCAAGGAAACATTGCGGATCAGGTACTACGTCAGGTACGTTGACGACCTCGTGCTCCTGGGCGGCAACAAAAAGACGCTCCATAAAGCCCGGATTGCGATCGACGCTTACCTGCGCAGTATCCATCTGACAACGAAGCAGGACTGGCAGGTGTTCAAAGTGGACTGCCGCGCCATCGACTTCCTGGGCCTGCGCTTTTACCGCGACCGCACGACGCTGCGTCGTCGTAACGCGCTGCGGATCCGCCGCCGGCTGGTCAAGATCGCGCATAAGGGGCGCTTGAGTTACCGCGACGCCTGCGCGGTTGTGTCTTACTGGGGCTGGATTAAACGCTCCGATTCGTATCGCTTTTATCACAAGTACGTCAAGCCCTTTGTCAGCCTGGCGGACGCCAAAAGGACGATCAGCACCCATGCCCGTCGTGCCTGAATTCGGCCAGCTGGTGGAGTGGTGGGATAAGGATGGGCCACATCCGATCCCGCTTGCGCAGCATAGCCTGGATGTGTTGCCGGTGCTGGAGGCCGTGCGGATCGATTACGCCAAAGTCGCGCAGCTTGGCCGGGCGGCTGCTCTCTCGGAGGGTGCCGTCGCCGCGCTGCAGCGCGACCTGGCTGACCGCTACCATCAGGACGTGATCGAGCACGAGGTCACGAGCACCGATCCATCTAAGATCGTGGATCGGCTGGCGTGGGTGCGATCGCTCCCCGAATGGCAGGCGGGGATCAGCGTCATAACGCCGGACGCGCAGGGGAATGGCGGCGTGTATTTTAATCCCGCCGACCAGAATGTCTACCGCTGTGTCCAGGGACACGTCACGCAGGCCGACTGGCGCCCTGACTTGCCGGGCGTCGGTGCGTTATGGGTGCGATATTACGCCGAGGAGTGGCCAGCGTGGATTCAGCCGGCCGGCGCGCACGATGCCTATAAAAAAGGCGCGAAGGTGACTCACAACGGCCAGCGCTGGACAAGCGGCGTCGATGCCAACACGTGGGCGCCGGGCGTGTTCGGATGGACGCCAGCCTGAAAAGGAGAAAACAGTGGGCGCGATAACACCTTTGGGGATATATACCCAAACGACCATGGTGGGCCTGACCTACCTGGGCGAGGAATCGATTGCGATGGATGGGACGAGCCAGCCAGCCACCCTGCCGCCAGGCACGAATATGGTGGAGATCAGCGCGGAGGGCGGCCCGGTGCGCTTTACCATCAACGGCGCGGCGTCCGTCAGCAGCGGGGGCTATGTCCCGTCGGATCAGACGCGCTACGTGCTCAAGCTGGACAACCTGGCTTCTCTCGCGCTCTTCGGGGCTGCGCCGACGGTGGCGCATCTGATCTACCTCCTGGAGCAGTAGCAGTGTGTTTACCCGGCTGGCAGGTTGGATCCGTGAGGTCTGGCGCAAGGTGATCGGAAAACAGTCGCTCCAAGCGGCCCTTGGCGTTGAGATCGCCATCTCTGACTCGATGGCCAAGGCCCTGGAATTGTGGTCCAGGCTCTACGCCAATAAGGCGCCGTGGGCATCGGACACGGTCAGGGCGCTGGGCCTGCCGCCGGCGATTGCCTCTGAGATCGCGCGTATGGTGACGATTGAGATGCAGGTCCAGATCGCCGGCAGCGCCCGCGCGGATTACCTGGCTGAGCAAATGGCCGGCGTGGTGGACGCGCTGCGCGAGCAGGTCGAATACGGCGCGGCGCTCGGCGGCCTGATCCTAAAGCCTTACGTGGACGGCGATCAGATTCTGGTGGACTTCGTCCGGGCGGATCATTTTCTCCCGGTAGCGTTTGGCCCCAGAGGCACGATCACCAGTGCCGTGTTCTTCGACCGGCGCCAGGCCGGCGCCGCCTACTATACGCGGGTGGAATACCATCGCATGATCGAGGATGGCTGCCAGATTCAGAACTTGGCGTTCGTGAGCGGCGCGAAGGACACGCTCGGCAGCGAAGTGCCGCTGAGCGTCATCGACGAGTGGGCCGGCCTGGCGCCGGAAGCGACGATCACTGACATCGACCGCCCGCTCTTTGCTTACTTTCGCTACCCGCTGGCCAACAACATCGATTCGTCGTCGCCGCTCGGCGTCTCGTGCTACAGCCGGGCCGTGGACCTGATCGAGGACGCGGACCGGATTTACGAGACGCTCGTGTGGGAGTTTGAGAGCGGCAAGCGGGCCATCTACGTCGATGAGGATGCCTTCCAGCGCGAGGCCGACGGCACGCTCAGGCTTCCTGATAAACGGCTGTATCGCACCCTATCCACCAGCGGCAGCATCATCGGGGAGAGCAGCAAGCTCTATGAAGCCTGGTCGCCCGAGTTTCGGGAGGCGGCCATCCAGGCGGGCCTCAACGGCGTGCTGCGAAAAATTGAATTCATGTGTGGCTTGGCGTATGGGATCCTTTCAGACCCGCAGCTTGAAGCCAAGACGGCCACCGAAATTCGGGCCAGCCAGCAGCGCAGCTACGCGACCGTGACCGACACGCAGAAGGCGCTGAAGGCGGCGCTGAACCATCTGCTCTACGCGATGGATGTTTGGGCCTCACTCTATCGCCTGGTGCCGCGCGGGAGCTACCAGGCGGAGTACTCCTTCGACGATTCGGTCGTCACCGATCGCCAGCTGCAGATGGCCGAGGACCGCGCGACCGCCAGCATGGGGGCGATGCCGAAGCACGTCTTCTTGATGCGCAATTATGGCCTGGACGAGGTCACAGCCAGGCGCTGGATCGCCGACGCGCAGGCCGAGACGCCGGGCGGCTTCTTTGGGGAGGAGGGCGCCTGATGCTGACCGCCGCCCAGCTGGACGTACTGCCCGAGCCGATCCTCGCGCTGTACCGTGCGCTGGAGGACAGCGTGCTGGAAGACATGGCGCGCGGCCTGGCGGCGCTGACCGACCCGGCGATCTCGCGCGCGGCCTGGCAAATGCAGCGTCTGACCGAAGCGGGGGCCGTGTACGAGGCGGTGCTGGCGCGCCTGTCGCGCGTCACGGGGACCAGCGAGGCGCTGCTGCGCGAGATGTTCGAGCAGGCGGGCGTCCGCGCGCTGCGCTTTGACGACGCGATTTACCGCGCGGCGGGTCTCGATCCGCTGCCGCTCAACCTGTCGCCGGCGATGGCGCAGGTGCTGCGCGCCGGGCTGGAGAAGACCGGCGGTCTAATGCGCAACCTGACCCAGACGACCGCCGTCGCCGCGCAAACGGACTTTATTGCGGCGGCTGACCTGGCGTATCTGCAGGTCGTCTCCGGCGCGTTTTCGTATCAGGACGCGCTGCGGCAGGGCGTGACCAGGCTGGCCGATGGCGGCCTGCGCGTCATCCATTACGCCAGCGGGCGGCGCGACCCGCTCGACGTGGCGCTGCGGCGCACGCTGCTGACCGGCGTCAATCAGACGGTCGGACGCCTGCAGGAGGCGCGCGCGGACGCGCTGGGCACTGACCTGGTGCAGACGTCCGCCCACATCGGCGCGCGCCCTTCGCACGCGGCGTGGCAGGGGCAGGTGTTCAGCCGGCGCGGGCGTAGCGATAAGTATCCGTCGCTGGTGGCGGCGACCGGCTACGGCACGGCGACGGGGCTGTGCGGCATAAACTGCCGCCATTCGTTTTTTCCGTTTTTCGAGGGCCTGTCGGCAGAGCACTACACCGCCGCCGAACTGGACAGTTATGACAGCAAACGCGTGACCTACGAGGGCGAGTCGATGACCGTCTACGAGGCCACGCAGAAGCAGCGCGCGCTGGAGCGAAAAATCAGACTTTGGAAAAGAGAAGCCGGAGCGTTGGGCGCGGCGGGACTGGACAATAGCATTGAAATAGCGAAAGTGCGTCAATGGGAAGCTCGTCTCAAGGACTTTTCGCGGCAAACGGGCCTTAAGCGGCAGCCGTTCAGAGAAGCCGTTGAAACGAGGCCCACTCAGTCGAGAGTTGCTGAAAAGTCGGCCATAACTGTTTCGGCGCGAACTGAAAAGCGGATAGCAAAAGAGCAGGCTGTGTCCGCGCCGGGAGCCGGCCCCATGACCGAAAAGGACATAAAAGCCGCCTTGAAGGACAAGCTAAATGATGCATCGTTTTACTCTCAGAATTTCGAGACCGCGTATGTTTACGACAGCGCGGGAAAACTAAAGCTGGAAATTTCGGACGGAGAAGAACATACGATTGACTTGTCCCCGTACGGCAAGGAAGCATTCGTTGACACGCATTTTCTTCACAATCACCCGCTCGAATTTACGCTGTCTGAACCGGACCTCTACAATGCCACAGTGGCGAATATGGCCTCGATGACAGCCGTAACTAAAGACGGCTATTACATGATGATTCGACCGCCGGACGGATGGCCGAGATATTACGAAACAATCAAAAAAGTTCAGCAAGAATTGAAGTATTCGGACCGCTTTATGAGCGACCTATTGAAATACCGTGAGGGCATTTTTGGGAACTCGCCGGAACAACTGAACCGGGCGTGTGAAAAGGTGTGGAGAAAGTATGCGGAAATCTCAGGAGCAACCTATGTCCGCCGCCGCCGAAAATAAGCTCATCCCTATCGATGATTCCCCTGAGCGGTATCGGCGTTTTTTGGATCGGTTCTTGCCCTTGCTGGACAAGCCGCCGACAAATCGGGTCGCTCCCAAAGGTCCGGAAGAGGGGCGCCAAGAAAAATAAGGTCTAGCTATCGCTCTCCGGCAGCGTATGAGCCGGAACGCCACGCGGACGCAACCGCGAGACCAAGCGTAGACGCAGCAGAAGCAGAGAGGGAACAGGACATGAAACGCGAGGACTTGATCAAGCTACTGTTCGGCGAGAACGCTGACCTCACCAGCGAGCAGAAAAGCCAGGTCGATCAGATCATGGCGCTGCACGGCAAGAGCACCGAAGCCTTGAAGACGAAGGCGGAAACGTCCGAGACGGAAGCGGCCACGCTCAAGAAGCAGCTCGAAGAGGCGAACATCGCCATCGAGGGCTTCAAGAAGCTGGACGTGGACGGGATTAAGGCCGCCGCCGACGACTGGAAAAAGAAAGCCGAGCAGGCGCAGAAAGACGCTGCCGAGCAGTTGGCGCAGCTCAAGTTTGACCACGCGCTCGACGGCGCGCTGGCGGCCGCCAAAGCCAAGAATGCAGCGGCGGTGCGCGCGCTGCTCAAGGTCGACGACCTCAAGCTGTCGGACGACGGCAAGATCATTGGCCTGGACGAGCAGCTCACAAAAGTCAAAGAGTCCGACGCGTACCTGTTCGACGTCGAGGGCGCCGATCCCAGGATCGTCCTGGGAGGCAAGCAGGCAGGCGCAAACACAAGCGGAGAGACATTCGCCTCGGCCATCCGGGAGCGGATGAGCCAGACGAACCAGACCAAGTAGGAGCTACCCCTATGCCTATCACGCTGCTTCAAGCAAAAGAGCTGTCCCAGGACAAGCTGACGAATTTCGTCATCGACGAATTTCGCCAGTCGGCCCTGCTCGACGTGCTCACGTTTGACAACACGGTCAAGCCGCAGAACGGGGAAACCCTGACCTATGCCTATAACCGTGTGACGACCCAGCCGACCGCTGCCGGTCGCGCGCTCAATACCGAGTTCGTTCCGCAGGAAACGGTGACGACTCGCTACTCCGTAGACCTGAAGGTCTTCGGCGGATCGTTCCAGCTCGACCGGGTGATCATCCAGCACGAAACCCAGGTGGTGGATCACATCCAGTTCCAGCTCCAGCAGAAGATCAAGGCGGCGCGCGCCTTGTTCCACGACTGGTTCCTCAACGGCGACTCCGCCGTCGACGTCACGTCGTTCGACGGGATCGACAAGGCCATCACGGGGTCGAGCACGGAGCTGACTCCGCTGGCGGCGGTCGATCTCTCGACCAGCGCCAACATCGACACCAACTGGAAGCCGTTCCTGGACTTGCTGCGCAAGCTGCGCGCGCGGCTGGATGGCGCGCCCACGCTGCACCTGATGAACGGCGACATGTTCGCTATCTTCCAGTCGGTGATGGACCGCGCCGGCATCAACCTGGCCAGCAAACAGAATTACGGCGACGAGGTCGTGCAGTGGGGCACATCG